TCTTTGAATCGCTACAATGGATGTTGCCCTGTGGTATCTGTCGGGATCACTATTCGAAGCACGTGGTAGCCAATCCAATTTCAACCTTCTTGGACAAACGATCAGATCTCTTTCGCTGGACGATTGATATCCACAATGCCGTCAATGAATCGCTCCAGAAGCCCAAGTGGACAGAACAGGAGGTTCTTGCGTATTACAATCGCTTAGGCAAGCGAGATCGATCACCCGTGTGGACCAAGGAGGATATGCAAGAAGTTGATCTGCAGAGTTTTGTCAGAGGCTTAGCCTTTGGTTCTATAGGAATTGGATCAGTAGCAGGGGCGATCTGGTTACTCAATAAGCTCAACTACATATAGGGATGGCTCAGACTCGACGAGCCAAGAGAGCCAGTCGAATCAAAACTCTTGTTCTGAAACCTCTGATGACTGACAAAGAGATCGAGGCAAAGGAAGGCACCTATTTTGATGGCAAAGGCTATACTATTGTAGACCAGGATGCAGATGTCTATGGCTTAATCAATGGTCAAAAACAGCTCTTGGCCAAGTTTCGTAAGAATGTGTTTCCGAAACCTGTTACAGAACTCGGTTGGAACTCGTTTTACAGAGCGGCGGCGGCCTCCAGATCCAGGGGCGCGGCAGCTGGACCTATCCAGGCCAAATCGAAGTACTGGAAAACACGCAAACTTGTGGAGACCAATGGCTGGTGGGCCAAATACAGGTCGGGTGGCAAGACGAGCAAGATGCGTGTAAACAATCCCGTCTTCTCTTCCGTGGTCGGCTACTTTGAAGCCACCCCTTTTATGAAGTTGCCGTGCCGCTTAACGACCTATACACAGAACTTCTTCAAGGACTATAAACAGGGTCTGCCCTTCATTGAAGCCATTGACCAGGAGTTCAAGAAGCTTGTGCCTCAGGCCTATAAGAAGCAGTATCAGCGGATCCACGGAACCCCGACCTATCAAATTGAAGACACAGCCTTTTCGTCAGTCACGATTAACCGGAACTTTCGAACAGCCCTGCATAAGGATGCGGGAGATTTCAAGGATGGATATGGGAATTTGACAGTCTTAGAACGAGGCAAGTACCACGGCGGAGAGACCCTCTTTCCCCAGTTTGGCGTCGGATTCAATCTCAGGACCGGTGACTTCATTGCAATGGATGTGCATCAGTGGCACTGCAATACGGCACTGTACGAAACTGCGGAAGACAAAGCCTTCAATAAGACTCTCGATCCCATCAAATACTATAAGACCAAGACGGGCACCCACGGATCCGATCATCTCTTTACGCGCATCTCCTTTGTCTGCTATGTCCGTGAGGACTTAAAGAACTGTGACTCGGCCAAGACAAAGGCTTATTATAAACGCATAGGATTTAAGGATGATAGTTAATCACTGTGTGATCACCAGTAACACCCCCCTTCAATCATTGTATTTCCTTGTGGACGTTCCGCTTCACTCGGTCGAGTCCATAAAGATCCTTGTCTATCTGATTCTCGTTTAATAATGGGCTGATTGAGCCATCGCTTTCCGTTCACCCCAAAGAGTAACTGAAGACCTCCACCCACATAGAGGGCGGACTTCTTCAGAGTTCCTTGAATATAGCTACACAGGGGGATTCCATATCCGCCACATCCTAAGAGGGCAATATCAAAGTCGAGCCCCTTCAAATCAGCGCACATTAGGCGAAAGGTCTCAAACCAGTTCTTATGGATTCGATTGTTTGCAAGTGTATTATAGGCCTTGTAGTACAGCAGTTCCTGACCTGGTTGAAAAATAGATCGATCTTCATAAAAAGACCAGCCCTTCTTCATTTGTTCCTGAAATGTTTCTACAAACGGATGAATAATAAGTACTTTTTTCCCTAGAAGTTCATAGGTCCAAGGACGAATCCCCTCCTCTAAGAGATAGAAGGGTTCTAGAACACGGAAATCTAGACCCCTCTCCATCTTCTTTTGTGATAAATATGCATTCTGTTCCTGTACATAGAGTCCATCAAAACAACTGATATAGGTAGATGCTAGAATACCCTTATTATACAATCGTGTATAGAGCTCAACATCACCCTCTTCATTACAATAGATTCCATCGTGAGTTTGCATTAAACTGATCCGTTGCATAGGTGGTTTTACACCCATTAAATAATGAAGTGAAACCTTGCTAATATTATCACTAATTCGACTAATAAGGAATGGCTCGGATCCGTGAATACAGTCGATTAGTCGTTTATTTGAATCGGTTAGTGTATAGAGCTGTGTTGTATTCATTGCTAACAAGCAGTTGCTAATAATCTTTAGATTAGGCAGAGTTCTACGATGCAGTATACAATGGATATGTTTGGTCAAACGCCACCCTCTTCCTCCTACAGCAGTTATACGGCATCCAGTTATGATATGTTTGATACCAGCACAATGGGCTGGTCAGGAGTGATAGGCTTCACAGTTGCAATACTCCTCATTGGCATTGTTCTTCTTCTGTTCATAAATTACACCATCACTCCCATCTTTCAGTTGCAACCAGGAGGGCCAGGTATTGTTCGTCTTCCCTTTCTTAAAAATAATGAAACGTTTTGGGAACCTAAGAACCCTCTCGTTACTGTCGAAGATTTTAGCTATTGCAAAGTAAATACTGCTGGAATGTCCAGTGGATGGTCGATGTCCATTGATATCTGTATTACAAACCCTATTATAACTACGACACCTGGATTCCGTCTGATATTTAACAGGGGTGGAACTCGAGTTACAAATGGAACAGATGGATCGATTACATCCGTTATAACAGGTTATAATATTGCAATAGGTCTTCTCAAAGATACAAATGATTTGTTGATATCTGTTATGAATAGTAACAATATTCCTGAAAATATACTCATTACAAATGTTCCGACGCAACAGCCCTTTCGTATAGGAGTCGTCATAATGGATACTGCCTTTGAAGTCTATATGAATGGAAAACTTAGAAAAACACGAACTATTGCATTTGGAGGCGTTAGAACTGTTTCTCGTCCAGCATTTCAAGGTCCTCAAGGATCCTCTATGCAACAGATGGCCCGCGTAGGAAATCTTCTTCTATGGACTGAAAAAGTAATTCCTTCTGTTATGAGATATGCAGAACCAAAACTGATGCCAGCACTTCCCAGTGATACACTAACTTCAACTGCTGGCACATGCGGGTCCTCGAGTCAAACGGATACAATAGGGTCTCTTGTTGGAGACTTCACTGGACTTTCTACGTCCACAATAAGTTCACTGAAAGGCCTAGATAAAAGTACACTTGACTCCATTGGACCCAGTGCTATGAATGTTCCCCGCTCTTTACCAACTATATCTATGGAAAGTCTGTTCTAAGCAAAGAGCTTAATTTCATTCGTAAAGGTAGGGTATGGATAGTAGTTTCAGCTTCTTTTCTATCTCTGAAATGTTCGGCATTTCGAGTACACTGATGTGGTCAATTCTTATTTTTATAATTATGTTAACCATTCTGGGTCTTCTACTGTATTTTAACAGAAGTTCAGATCCCGGAGTAAAAGACTATATGCCTACTACAGTCTCTCTGTCAAAGGCTAATTATCCCATTCCATCCAATGAGGCCTATAAACTCCTTCTTTCGGGGTCCAGTTCTACGGTTGCAGGTCTCTTTAATGTATCATTTGGGGATCGTACAAATCAACAGGCAACTCCTTCCACCCATAAATTTTCAACCCTATTCGGTATTTATGGCTCTATGGAGTTTCAGGTAGCTCCTGCGAACCTAACTACAACAGATAGCACTGCGCGTTTACTCATTGCAACACAAAGGGGAAATACAGAGACTATTCCTTTGCCCCCCTTACCGGCTCAAAAATGGGTCTTTATAGCGATTTTACGAGATGGGCGGCGATACGATATCCTCTATAATGATAAAATCGTTGCAAGTCATCGCCTGGATGCATTTCCAAATACGAGTGTACAAAATCAGTTCCAAGTGGGGGCAGATTCGACTCGATTTCTGGGCAGTGCCATTCATCTTTTTGCACTCAATTCTCGTATGAGTCCTTCGGAAGTTGCAATTCTACGAGCTAAATATGTAGACACTACAGGCGCCCCTCCTCTTGCACTCCCCTTTCCTCTGCCGATTTCTCTTCCTAGTTTACAAACTCTCTGCATTCCCGGTATTCCCTGTGACCCTGTCACGAAACCACCATCCAATCACCTACAGGCGTGGAGTACCCCTTACGCCTAATTTTAATATTGCCTTATGACAGAATTATGAACGGATCTACAATCATAACTGGAGTTATTGTGATCCTTGGGTTAGTAGGTCTATATTATTTATACCTATACCTCTTTGGGGCATCTGTAAGTTTTGCTACAATTGTTACGAAAAGACAAGATGCAAGTACCTATGGTGGTACAGGGGACAGCGGTGCAGGCATTGTGGTTCAGTCCAAGGATCTTCCTCCCCTCTATATGGGTGGTGAATTTTCCATTTCTATGTGGATCAATATAACCAACTGGTCACAGGTACGTGCAGGAAAGAATAAGTCGATTCTTCGTATTGGTAATGCTACCTATGACACCATTCGTATCTACTTGGGTCCCTCTGCTCCTCAGTTACACGTTCGGTTTGATACACACCAAGGAGGAACTTCGACGGAGAATCGTCTTTCAAATGTAAATGATACTACATTTACATCTTCTTCTGTGGCCACTACGATTGAATCAATTGGCACCTTGAGGACCAACAAAAATGAGTGTGATATATTGCAGATTGATATGCAGCGATGGGTCAATATTGTTGTGAGTGTCAATGGAATGACAAGTGATGTCTACTTGGATGGTAAATTGGCACGTTCGTGTGTTCTTAATAATTACTTTAATGTAAGTCCTAAGGATTACAATTTAACACTGTTAGGCAATGGAGGCTTCGGCGGCTATATCTCTACGACACAGGTCTATGGTCAGGCCTTGAGTCCCGACCTAGTCTACCAAAACTATATGGCTGGTCCAGAGCCTATCACTAATTTTATGGAGTATATAACCTCTTTTATGAGCCTTCCTAAAGTTGTTTAGTATAATTTCGTTCTTACTGATAGAGAGAAATGAATTCGTCGTTTAACAGTGGTGGATCCTCCAGTATTGTTAAAGATATTGTAATTGGTCTTATTGCAGTTGTTGTCTTATATCTTAGTCTTGGATCCTTTGAACTCCTTTCAAGATATATTAACCGGCTAGAGGGCAATCGGGTGACATTGCTTCCAATCACGTATCAAATGAATGGAGGGACAAAACAGCTTGTTCAGAATCCTAATGTAGGAGAGGACAAGACAATCACGCAGTCTATGAATGAGAGTACAGGTACGGAATTCACGTATAGCTTCTTCCTCCATATTCCTCAACAGGCCTTTGCTAATCCATCAGGTCAAAAAGGCCTAAATCACATCTTTCATAAGGGCAGCCCTAGTCAGTATCCATTACTAGGCCCCGGTGTCTATATGCGCGATGACACTAACACTCTTCGTGTCTATATGAATTCCTATGATACTTGGAATAATTTTACAGAAGTTGAAAACTTTCCTATTGGTAAGTGGTGCCACGTAGTCATTGTCTGCCGATCGATGCATTTGGAGATTTATGTAAATGGCAATATCGTAAGCCGCATAGGATTTACTGTATCACCCCCTTACCAAAACTATGGAGATCTGTATGCATTCTCGAGTCGCAGGCCTGCGCCCCCTAGCCCTCGCCCAACCAGCCTGAATGAAACAGATAATTTTAGAATTATGGGTGTATGCCAAGGAATGCTCAGTAAACTATTGTATTTTAACTATGCATTGAGTTATTCTGAGATCAATTCATTAATGAATGAGGGACCCTCTTCTAAAATGGATTCAGGGGAGGTGGGCAAGGCCACTAACTATTTGGCAGATAACTGGTGGAGCGCAGATTTTACCCAATAAGGACTTTAACCCTTCGGATTAAAGTCCCCAAAGGATTTTAATGTTTTTAAGAACTGTAACCTTATCGGGTTACAGTTCTTAAAGAGAATATACTATAGCAAAATTAGCTATGCCAGGGGGTGGTCTGTATGTCCTCGTAGCCTACGGAGCGCAAAATGTGCTCCTCAGTGGCAATCCAGATTTCACCTACTTCTACAAAACCTATAAAAAATACACCCATTTTTCTGAAGAATCCGTCACACAACCAATGGACGGCATCCAGGAACTCTCTATCGACCAGCCCATCCAGGTCCGACTCAAAGTGCAGCGTGTCGCTGACCTTGTCCGTGATATGTATCTTGTGGTAAATATTCCCGATATTTATTGCAAATGGCTGGATCTCAATGATCCCTTAGTAAATCGTAATTCCCAATTAAACTTCAACTGGACCCGCTATCTCGGCTGCCAGCTCATTCAGCAGATCGGGTTCTATATTGGCGGTCAAAGGATCCAGGAGTTCGATGGAACCTATATGATTGCCAAGGCCCAGGCTGATCTGACAAATACAGAATTTGAGAAGTGGCGCAGACTTGTGGGTGATGTCCCCGAATTCTATGATCCTGCTGCAGGTCTGTATGCAGGAGGCTCTTCGGGAGCAGGCTATCCTCTTGTCTATCCCGATGCTTCAGGCGGCAATATCAATCGCCCCTCTATTTTTGGTCGTGAGTTAATGATCCCTCTGCCGTTCTGGTTTACAGAGTCCACCTTTCAAGCCCTCCCTCTGCTCTCAATGCAGTACCAAGAGTGCGAAGTTCAGATCACATTTAATCCCATCAATCAACTCTATCAGTTGCTAGATGCTAATGGACATACAGTAGCTCCCGGCTTTCTCCAAGTCCCCCCTCCTCTTTCAGAACCCGCGAATCCCTCTTATGTGCAGTCCAATTCCACGTATGATAACATCGGTCTCTTTTTAACAGATTGGACTATTCCGCCCCCTCTTATAGCCACGTGGCCCCTGAATCCTCGCATTCAGTCCACCTATATCTATTTAACAGATGAAGAACGTGTTAAATTTGCCTCCACGCCTCTTCAGTACGTAGTTCGCCAAATTACTACCTATACATTTAATGGGCTCCTCAATCGGCAATTTGCAGAACTTCGTACACACAATCCGATTAATCGGATGTTTATTGTACCGAGCCGTTCGGATTCTCTGACCTATCGGAATGATGTGGCAAACTGGACCAATTGGCCCACATCAAAAGCCCCCTGGATAGCTCCCACAACTCTGTATCCACCCTATGTTGTTTTTGCAGAAGCCACAGGAAAACTGGTGCAGGTAGCAGGACAACGACCGATTCTTCGGACTTTACGGATTTTAGGAGACGGAAATGAGCTCCAGGAAGAGAAGCCTATTCAGTATTATACGGATGTGGTGGCCTGGAAGTATCTTGAGGGTCAGCCTGACCCAAATCTAGTGGTCTATCCCTTTGGTCTTCATTCACCAGGGACTCAGCCTGATGGATCGCTCAATTCGAGCCGAGTGCGACTCTTGCAAGTCGACTTAAACCCCTATCCGTTGCTTGCAGACACACAGTATTCTTATAATTTCACTATCTATGTTGAAAATATCAATTGGGTGACTGTTAGCAGCGGCTTGGGTGGATTGAAATATGCATTGTAATTTCATTCTTAACGGTACCGTCTACTATAAAATTAAGCCCTCTGCATTAATGCAGAGGGCTTAATTTCATTCTTAACGGTAGAGGAAGATGGATCGTGTGGCCCCTATTCTACATACGGTGGTCGGTTATATAAAACAATTCAATCCAATGGATACATATCTATATAAATCGGTTGCTGGATTTACATCCTTTTTTGGTTCAAAAGTAAAAAAAGAGCCAAAAAAGGAGCCCTTTGATGAAGAAGAGGCAGAAGCAGACCCAGAAGCAGATCCAGAAGCAGAAGCAGAAGCAGACCCAGAGGCAGACCCAGAGTCTGCATCATCCAATGATACACCACCTGGACTCATTCCTGCAATAATGGCAGTTATTGCAGATCCAAATACTACAACTATATTAAATTTAGTTCTTGTCTTGTTCTATTACCTGTTAGTTGTTTTGTTGGGTAGTTTTATTATAAATGATCTTATGTTTTCTCATTGGTTAATTCGTCTGTACACATTCTGCTTTTTTATATATTTGAGTAGTTCTACACAATTCTTTGTATATCCAATCGCTACCTATTATATTGTAATGGCACTCTATAATGGATATATTAATTTTAGGGATAAACCAAAGGAGCCTCGATCCTTACTCCCCCCCCACTATGCGCTTATCCCTATTATGACCTCACGAGGCGGCCAATTTGATTTCCTAAATCCATTTACGTATTTCTCAAAAGGAGCCACGGACGATGATGATACCTACCATTTTTTTAAGAAAGATGAGGTTGCTTACAAAATACATTTAGATTCAGTTATTCCAGATTTTCCTGTATTAAAGACATCCTCTCTGTATAAATTTCCAGATTTAATCAAGACCTTTCATACATACTTGGATGATCTAAATCGGTCCTATCTTGTTCTTCAGAAGCCCACGCCTATATCAGGAGCTGAAAAGGATAACTCACAAGCAGACCGTGATGTGGTTGAACAGAATATTACCACTGCAATTGCAAAAGCGGCAGGGAAAAAGACAAAGGAATACATTCAGATGCTTGGAAAACCAGGAGCAACTGACACAACACAAACTGCTGCATAACCTAAACACCCGAATCACTTAGACTTTTAGAATGAAGCCGTTTGTATCTGTCCTAACTCCTACCTACAATCGCCGCAAGTTCATTCCTGCCGCCATTGCTATGTATAAGGCACAGAGTTATCCAAAGGATCGTATGGAGTGGATTATTATTGACGATGGCACAGATAAGGTGGGGGATCTCTTTGCAGAGGCTGCTAAGACAATCCCTAATATCAAGTATGTCCCTTTAACTGAGAAGTTGCTCATTGGTCAGAAGCGTAACCTTCTCAATGATACGGCCAAGGGGGATATTATGGTAGCAATGGACGACGATGACTATTATCCCCCTGAGCGTGTAAGTCACGTTGTAATGAAGTTCACCCAGCAGCCTCATATGCAGCTTGCAGGGTCTTCCGAAATGTATCTGTATTTCAGGACGGATGGTAAGATTATCAAGGCGGGTCCTTATAACCCCAATCACTGCACGAATGGGACAATGGCCTATCGTCGCGCCTATATGTTGACGCATAGGTATGATGAGATGCAGACCCACGCAGAGGAAAAGTCCTTCTTGGACGACTATAAGAACCCGATGATTCAACTGGATCCCTTTAAGTGTATTCTGGTAATGTGCCACGCTGATAATACGTTTGATAAGAATAACTTGCGTACGGGGAATAATCCAATGCTAAAAGACACCGATATGAATCTGAAAACCTTCATTAAGGACAAGGGGCTTCGCACATTCTTTGCCACTTGCTAATCGGATCTAAAGGGATTCGAGACTCATAGCACTATGGAAGAGTCCCTCCTACATATTCGAAGTGTATTACACAATTCAATTCATTATCAGAATGATATTCATCCTGATATAAAAAAGAGCTTGCAGCATCTTCGAATAGATCCCTATCCGCATCAACTACAAATGATTCGAGCGATGGTGGATCATAAGGCGCAAATGACACAAGGATTTTATCACGAAAACGAATATATTCACGGAAAAATGGGCATTGTAGCCGATCCTCCTGGTACAGGAAAGACCCTGGCCGTGTTAGGGTATTTGGGGCTCCAGGATTCACACGTCCCCTTTCCAGGAGACTTGCACACGGCCTCTAATCGCCTCTTTACATCCTATACAATGCGGAATCGGCAGGACCTGTCTGCTATCAATGTCATTATTGTTCCACCTACTCTTCTCCAGCAGTGGCAAGAGGAGATCGAACAGCATACACGTCTGAAGGCCTTTGTAATAGGCAATCGACGTGTGTTACGGAACAATACAACCTATTCGTCTATTCAAGTATGTGATCTCATTTTGACAACGAGTAGGGTCTGGAAAGATGTGTATACGTATACACAACAGCATCAGATTGCCTGGAAAAATCTCTGTATTGACGAAGCGACCAGTATCTATTTTAGTCCTAATGATGGAAGCCCAACCTGTGATTTTTTGTGGCTGATCACCTCCAATTGGCTCTCGCTTCAGTTTCGGAATCAGCATCTGAATCTCCAGTCTATTCCAGATCTCTCGCAGAATACATCCTATTACTGTTCTACAGAGTCCAGTTCCTTTTATCGTCAGCTTATACCCTGGAATCACCCCTTTCGCTATCTTCTTGTTCTACGGAATCAATCGATCACAGACTATCCCTATCCGTCTCTTCAAACGGAGCAAATTCAGTGTCGGCAACACTATACGCTGCTGAATCTGCCGGCCTCCATCCTTGGAACAAATTACAATGGCTTGATCCATGAGCGAATGCCAATGATATTGTCTGCACTCAATATAACCCCTTATACAACGGATAGGATGAAGGAGCTATATGGAAAATCCGACCTAATTGATTTGAAGGCGGTCGATGATTGCTCTATCTGTTTGGATATACCTCAGCACAAGATAATGCTTCCGTGTTGTATGAATGTATTTTGTGCTGCGTGCATTCTGCGGCAACTCATTATGAATGGCATCTGTCCTACGTGCAGGACAGTACTGACCTTGTCGAATCTACACCCTTTACGTGAAATGGATAGTTCAATGAATAGAGTTGTTCAATTAACAAAGCAGGAAACGTGTGTCCAGTATATACGTCAGATGTGCGATAGCAGTAATGCATTTTTAATCTATACGACCTATGAGAACACCTATTATCAGATGCAATCCAAATTCGAGGAAATAGGGATCTCTTGCGACTATATAGATTCGTCATTGCCCCGATTTACAAAAACGGTTGCAAATTTCAATAATGGAAATACAAAGGTGCTTTTTATTTCGAATATTGATTTAATACGAGGTCTTACACTAAAAGCGACGCATTTACTGCTTTTTTACGCGGTACCTTCTTACGAACGGGAACAGATACTGATTCATTCGATGCAGAGAGTCGGATGTCAGGGACCAAAACAGGTGGTGCAGTTGGTGGCAGCACTTGATTCGTAATGGGTGCAAGAGGCACAAGAGGCACAAGAGGCACAAGAGGCAGTAAAGGCAATAAAGGCAGTCCAAGGGTCTCCTTCAATTTCCCCGTTTGATACGTCGCCCATTGGGCAATGCATCGAAAGGGTACTCGTTCTTCATTGGATACACGATTCATCTCCTTCCACGAATTAAAGAGAGCCGACTGCTTCGTGAGAACCTGTGTATAGACAAGGTCATTTAGGCTCGGAATAGTGTCAGGCTTAGGATATTTCTGTAGAATATGATTGGGATACTTGAGTTTCAAGTGATATGAGAGCGGCAGCAGATTCCAGCACTGATGAAAGAAGGCCCAGAAGTCGGCTCTGTCCGACCAGCGAATATATTCAAGAATGCGCTCATAGAGTTCAAAGGGGGCCTTTTGTAAGTACAGGGGCAGATTCTGATGAAAGAGAAGGCCGGCCAAATTGGCATCCTTGGTTTCGAGATCCAGTTCATCTGTAGGAGCCCACTTCTCAAAAAGAGTAAAGTAGGCGGCTCGAATGGCAATGTGAATATTCTTATCAAAATCATCCTGCTTATTCTGTTCATAGGCCTCTCGGGTCCCTTCACATAAGAGGCCCTGGCTGACTTTGCGAATATCCCCCAGTTTATAAAGAGATTCCGAAATATCCACTTTATAGAACTGATCAAGAGCCTCCTTCTTTGGCATTGCCACGTGCTTTACTAAACAGTGCTTCAAGAGCTGCTGCATCACACGGCCCTCCATCACATTGCAAATAAGGAAGAGGGGAGCATCCTCCTTGAAGGACCGCTTGGACTTTAAATAGTCCAGGAGTTCTTGAAGACCGCCCTTTTCTCCTTGTGAGAGCCCATCCATTTCATCCAAAAGAATGGCGCGTCCATTGGGGGTCGAAGGATGGATGAGAGCAGAGATACCGGGTTCTATCAGCAAAGGGAGGATTGTCTGACGAAAGGAACTCCCTGTTCGTGTATGAGAGGCATTAAATTCTTGAATCCAGAACTTGGCTGCTTTGCAAGTACGATAGACCATCGTGGTCTTGCCGATGCCTGGACTTCCTATCAGGAGGAAAGCCGGATGGGATCTAGTGCGGAGCCACTCCAGCATAGCTTCTTCGATTTCAGGATGAAGACACGCTGTTTCTTGTTCTGTTTGACTAGTGCGCATTAGGAATCTACTAGTATGATTCTTAGGCCCTTTTAATAAGTACAGTTGCCTGAGGAAGTAACTCCCTTTCCTGAAATCCTGGATCCATTTTTACTCATACAGTTTTCTCCATCCCAGACTCCATCCCATGTTAATCCAGCATTCTCAAGTCGTTTACAGAGAGCAGATGTTGATTCACCTGGAACATTTGTGGGAAAGAAATCGGACCGCCCTGATGATAGGCTTAGAGCAGTTGCAGGTGTGGCAGTGCCCCTATAGGTTGCGGCGCTTGTCGAACTTCCCGTAGAGAGTGTAAATCCACCGTTCGAACTGATACCAATTGTATCAATGCACCCTGTAAGTTTGGTGGATCCTGATCCTGAAGAAGTCATATTATACGCTGTTAAGAAGTCGGGGCAGCTATTAATAGCAGGCGGCCAAGGAACTGAAGCACCGGTGCCATAGAGTCCACCGGTGCTGAACCACCGCATACCGTACACTAGGAATACATAGAGTGAAAGTGGTACAAATATGGCTAGCATTATATATTTCTCTGATCTCATTGCATATGCAATGGCTGCAATCTCGATAACAATGGCAATTATAATATAAATGAAAAGCTTATAATTAAAGTCTCCAAAGAGGCTTAGTGTTTTACCACCTGCGTCAATAGCGCTTGTGCTACTTGAGATGCCCATTTCTCTAGTATTACTAAATAAATTACCATTGAGACAGTGTCTATCCATACCGTACAAGTCCTTGTGCTACCCCCAAGCCTCTTGCACCTGTTTCAAAGTAGAAATTGCCAAAGTCACTATCAATGAGAATGGAGGCCGAAGGATTTCCAACAACACCATTATTGGAGGCCTGCCAATTACCTGGGGTAGTGGATGTCCATCCTGATTGACCGCCAGTACCCGTAGCAGTAGATCCATCTAAGCGAAGGAGCTGTACACGACGGAAGGTGCGTCCTGAACTCAGAATAGTCTTTCCCATATCACGGAACAGGGAAAGAGTCCCTGAGGCATCTATTGCAAATGTGTCAGCAGGTATATTGGAACTGGTAAAGAATCCTGCAGCTGCGCCTGATACATAGGATGATGTAGAGGCCGTGGCGGATGCATGAAAGATATTTAGAGTAAGACCTTGGTTAGTATTAATAGGTATAAAATACTGTGAATCGGTTGGAATTTGCTTTAAAAAGCGACTTACGGAAGACATTCCACTTATTGTTATAAAAGATAAATATTTATCGACTAGTACAGTATTCGATAAATAGAATGACATTTAGAAAGTTTAACCGTAGCGAATAGGACCACGAAGTAGTCACTGAGGTTATTAACCGTAGCGAACCAAGCCCTGCGCCACACCCAGACCATAGGCACCTGTCTCGAAGTAGAAGACGCCAAAGTCGGATAGCTGCCCAGAAGTTGCAGAGGCACTGCCCGAAACACCGTTCGTGGAAGGCTTCCAGACACCAGGAGTGCCTGACGCAGTAGATGTCCAGCCAGTGCCACCACCGCCAAGGGTGGCTGTATTTCCATCCAGTCGCAGAAGCTGAATGGCACGGAACGTGCGACCTGAGGAGAGGATCGTCTTGCCCATATCGCGAAACAGGCTGAGAGAACCAGATGGATCGAAACCGGATACGTCCACATTAGAGCTGGTAAAACGACCTGCGGCTGCACCTGAGACATAGGAAGTGGTGGACTGGTTGGGATCCTCCTGGAAGACACTTAGGTTGAGACGAGTGCCAGCAATGCTGACGAAGTACTGAGAATCAGTGGGGATCTGCTTTGTGCGGGCGAGGATGGAGCTCATTTGTATATTCCTAGATGAGAATAAAAAATTGACCAGATTCAGAAATGGCGACCCAGCATCCCTCCGATTTTCAACTTCCGTATACAGAATACGCGCTAAACGGGCAGAATGGCCGTATCAACTTTTCTACAGTCACGGGTGGGCCTGAGGGTGCCGGTGGAACTTTAAATGTTCCAGGATTTGACTATGGTAAAAAGGCCGAAGTAAACTTCGTAGGGGATATGCTCCGGGGAAATATGACTCCATCTGAGGTTGCAATGGCCTTCTTTACCACGTGCAATGTGGAAACGATTCAACAGGCCATCCGTAGGGAAGTCTATATTCGCTCAGGGCCCAAGAAGTATACCATTGATGACCAAGATGTAGATGAACTCAAGATGGTGATGCGAGGAATGTATTATCA